CATCGATGTCCGGTTCATCAAGCAACACGCCAGATACAGGGTTGAATACGCGGCAGAAGAAACCCTGCAGAAATGCAGGGAGACTTCTCCCTCTTTCATAGTAGAAAGAGGGATGGATGTCCGCGCGGCCTTGGTCCAGCCACTTTCGGGTGGCCTTACCCAAGTCCGGCAGGGTTATCGTTAAGAACGATAGCCCCTCGCATTCAACTCTCCTCTTGACCGTTCTCTTGTCAAGAGTGGCGCTGGTGCAGCAAGCGATGGCTAAATCATCAGCCATCGCGGACCAGAGTGACATCAGGCTTTTCATAGACCCTCCTCTACGTGAGGTAATCTATCCTTAGCTCGATGCATTCCGTCTACGCGGAACAAGATACAGAACGTATCTTGCCCGGCAACCAGTTCGATTAGGTTGCTACTTCTAAGCGTAGACACCACTGGGATGCCAATGGCAAGATCTGTTCGAGAGAGCAGTGTGATGGCATTCATCATCAACTGATCAGAACACTACATAAAGTAGTGCCTGATTTCGTCGATGATAGCTGCCAAAATTACTGCGACGGAACCGATGGCCGATACAACATCGACAGCACTCTTTCGAGTGCCTCTTTGAAGTGTCTTTCGTCGGGTCCTATCTCTCTTACGGATCCCTGGATGTTCCTCAGTTTTCCCGACCGTAATGAAATCAGGATTTCTACCTGACTCATATCGTTCGAGTGACAGATGAACACCCAGTCCTTTACGATTCACCACCAAGAAGTTTGGTGATGACCGCATCGGAGGAAGCAGAGAACCAGGCCTTAAAGCCCTGGTAAATCTGCAAGGCCTCGGTAGCCGTATACCCGGACAGGGGAACATCGAAGACGAGATAATTACTCATCCCGATCTTCACGTTCTCCGCCGGAATAAACGGATCCGCGGTTACCTTCGAGTGGTCGATCCTGAGCAGATGTCGATTGCGCTTACCACCTTCGTGGGAAGCGCGCACGACAATCAGCCCATCTGACGTCTGGTAGGTCGTATCGTCGCCTTGGGTCGAAACCTTCGGCAACGTATACGGCACTGCGTTGATCGTCAGTGCGATCGGATCGGTAAATGACATTGAGCATCACTCCTAGGGCTAGACGATGATCGCCTAACCCCTGTGGCTAGGCGGTAGCGCAGCTATCTCAGAAGATCCGGGTCAAACCCAGAGCTGCTGAAATGGCGAGCTGGCGGGGAGAGAAACTCTCCCAACCAATCTCAAAACCAAATGGTGTCGCCTGTGTGCGTCGCTTACGTTCCACGTAAGCGATTAGCAAGCTAGGCGTGTGTTGGCGTCTCTTCCCATTAAACACATAGGAAGGCGAAGCCAACGCATAGGTATAGGATGTAACAGTATGTTCCATTACATACCCATACTTAATCACCAAACCATCGGTGGCCATATCGGACGTGATCGACACAACGTCGCCCATGTTCGAAAACCAATCGATGGCCCACGTCCAGGGAGTGGCATTCCATACGACATCCGGAGTAAGCTCGATCCCTAGTAGGGGTCCAGCCTTAGCTGCCGCCGACACAATTGCGTTGTGGGAATTATACCCCACAGGCAAATGATAGGTGAAAGCACCGGAGAACCATACCTTACGGTAGGTTCTAGTCGTACAGAATAGGTCCCCAGAGTGCAGATTCGAACTGATCCAAGCAGGTGGGAACGACATGTTACCAGGAATGGTATCATGCCCCGTTCCTACTCGGGCAGTCGACTCTGTACGTTCTACAGGAAACTCATAGCGACGTCTAACCATCTTGTGGGAATTAGCCTCATAGTGCTTTAAAAGACTATGGGCATTAGCGGCTGCGTAACAAGAGTCACGTATGTCGCTCGCAAGAGGTTTCCAACCAAACTCTGAATTGAGGTACTCGGCGCCCGCACCGCGGGCGACGTTAGTACGATCTTTCCAGAGATTTACGCCTAGAAGACTAGGCAGGCCTTCTGACCTGGCTTCCGCCAGATCAGTGGCTAGGTTGGCGACGTTATTAGTCGGCTTAACCAAAGCAATAGCCCTAGTACCCAACGGTGCCAGATTTGTTAAACCTGGTGTCCCTGGGATAGGAATAGAGCTTGGTGAGATAGGTAGGATAGGTCCTGAATAATCAAGGACATATCGATATCCATAGATGACATCGACATAATCATCGTGAAGGTTTTTGTTGATATAACTACCAACGAGCGCCTTCCGGACCATGTCGAATTCACCGCCGATGTCACCCTCAAACTTAAAGCGTTTAAACGCCTTAAGTTGAGCGCTATGATTTTCGTCACCAGTAATCTGGTAACCTTTGGGGAAAGATCCACGATCCGCATCATGCAAGCCCTGGGTAGCTTGATAGCTACCAACAGGGTTAGGCAATAGCGGATTGTATTTCTTCCACGACAAGGACGCATGAGGACACTCATCAATGAGGTCCGTAATGTGTCGATATCGTGTGCGATTTACAGTTATGTAAATCACCCCCAATCTGTAGAAAAGTGGATGGTCCATCCAATATCTCTCACGAGATAAAGGATAGCCGCACCGTAGCCCGGGTGCCCTTAAGTTCATGTATCGGGAGAGCCTGCTTAGCAGGCTCTCCCTAGCATGAGCAAGGGGGCAC